TTATAAAGAACTACATATTATGACAAAAATATTAAATCTAAAAGAAATAATAGCAGAAATATTAAAAAAACAGCGTTCTTTAATTATAACATTACCGTCTTCAACAAAATGGACGGAATACGAGAAGGAATTAAAACGTGCCGCGAACTATAAACACGTATTAAATTTCAAAGTCCATAATTTCCCAAAAGGGGTACATAAAGGTGATAAGTGCTATGTCGTACATGAAGGTATCATTAAAGGATGGATGGAAATAGTCGGATTTAGTGAAAAGGAATTTGAGTGTACGACGACAAACAAGAAATGGGAGGGAAAATTCATTGAACGCAGCGGTCCGTTTCATTATTTAAAAGAGACAATACCATATAAGGGCTTTCAAGGGTTTAGATATTTTGATTTAGATGAATATAAATTACAAAATAATATAGCATAAGTTTTTATGGAAGAAAATACAAAAGATAAAAAAGTGGTTATCACTAATTTACCGCCTCACGACATAGTTAAGTTATCGGAGGAAGAAATGGTTAATCAATCATTGATAACAAGTCAAGATGTTACTAGTGTTATTGTTAAACATGCATATTGTCAAGAATGTGGTGAGGAACTTATAAGCGACGTGCCACCTATGTTTAATCCATATACACTTGAGCATATATGCCGAGTTAAATGCAATAAATGTGGAAAATTATATAATTTGGAATACGCATATCCAAGATTAGTATTATTAGATAATAACGGTAATGAAATACCGGCATTTGGTAGATAAATTAAATATGAACAAGAGAATAGCAATTGATATTAACGATGTTTTAAGAGACTATACAAGACAATTTGCGAACATATATAAGAAAGTTGTAGACCCATCTTTTGACATGCCATATGAAGAAATGGATGATTTCAATTTTTTAAATATCTTTCCGTTTTATAATGAAAATGGCGATGTAGACAGAACATTATATAATAAGTTCTTATACGAAGACTGTTCATTTGAGATTTTTGGAAGAGCCGAAGCTATGGGTCGGATGCTTCCTTCTGAATTTAATTTATGGACACAAAACACACTGAGAAATTTTGACGAAGACAAACTGCCTGAAGTGATAGTTTTTAGCCCATTCGAGATGAACTTATCTATACAGTCAACCCTTTCATTTCTTGCAAGACTTGGCGTCCGCGTTAGAGAATTTTTATTTCCAACAGATAGTCTTAGTATGTGGAATAAATGTGATATAATGATTACAGCAAATCCGAACTTGCTAAATGCAAAGCCTGATGATAAAATTTCAATTAAAATAAAAGCACCATATAATAAAGAAGCAAAAGCAGATTATGAATTTGATACATTGTCAGATATGATTCACGATAAAGATAATATAATAACAAAGATAATTGAAAATGATTGATATAAACGGAAAATTATACAGAATAGACATGGATGCGTTTATGGCTTGGGTTACAGAATCACCAAGTGCAGAAAAAAATGTCAGTACGATGACCACATTAACGTATCCGATGGATGACGAAGGAATTGTTGAAAAAGAAGTAACGGAAACAAAGTCAAGTTTAAATGAGACAATGAATAATGTAAGATATGATTTTGCTCGTTTATTACTGAACACCCTTTTTACAATTAATATAGACAATATGGGTGGTATTACCATGAACATAAAAGACCTTAGTTTCGGACAACGTATTGCCTTTAACACTTTGTTGGCAAAAAAGATAATAACAGAATAATCTAAATAAAAGTAATGAATAGTAGTGATATTAAAGCGCTTGAACATGTTGAAACGGCGATTAAAAACTTAGAAGACAAAACGTTTACTCTTTATTTTTTTGTGGTAGATAGTAAAAATGTGCCAAATGGCAGTATGCAGTATATGTATCAATTGGCTAAAACGCTTCAAGATAAAGGTTATACTGTTAAAATGTTATATCAATTGGAAAAAGAATATTCTGAACAAGAACTAAATAAATTAAAAAGAAAAGAAAAAGCAATTGATGAATCGCGTGTGTTTACTGGCGTTTGTGAATGGCTTGGAAGTGAATATTCAACTCTTGAACATCTTAATATTTCAAAATATGAATGGAAAGTAAGCCCGTCTGATTTCCTTTTTATTCCAGAAGCATTTTCTAGTCTGATGAAACAAACATACCAATATAAAGCACCGTGTAAGCGTATTGTTGTGTTGCATAATTACGACTATGTTACAGAATTTATACCTTTTAATGATGAATGGGGCAGTTATGGCATACATGACGCAATCACAAATAGTGATTATCACAACAAACTAATCACTAGCATCTTCCCATATGTCACTTGTAAAACAGTTAGTCCTTACATTTCTGAATGTTTTAGAAAACCATTAAAACCAAAAAAACTAATTGTAAACATAGTTTCTAAAAAAACAGAAGACGTTAACAAAATTATAAAGCAATTCTATTGGAAATACCCAATGTATAAATTTATTTCATTTAGAGATTTACGTGGTTATCCAAAAGAAGAATTTGCGGAGTATCTTAAAGAAGCAGCAATAACAGTATGGGTAGATAATGATACACCATTTGGATATTCGGCGATTGAAGCAATTAAATCCGGTAGTATTGTAGTTGGTAAAGTTCCTGAAAACATGCCTGAATGGATGGGCGAAAATGGTACATTATACGATAATGGTGTATGGACTTATAACATAAACAGTATTCCTGATATTTTATCAACAGTGCTTGGCGCATGGATGAGAGATAAAATGCCACAAGTCTTATACGAAAATATGGATAAATTGGATAATTTATACACAAAAGAAGTGTGGGATAAAAACGTTGAAGATTTAATGAGTGAATATGTTGCTGACCGCATTAAGGAATTTAACGAAATTAAATCAGTAATAAAAGGTAAAAAAGAGGCAGAATAAAATGAAAGATATAACAATTATTATTCCGGTACATAAATTTGACGATAATATCAAATTACTATTAACTAATGCTCTTAAAAGTGTTAAAGAAAATCAAGAAAACTATACATATGGAAAACTGATACCACTGATTGTTGCACCTGGTAATATACTTGAAGAAATTGGTGAAGAATTGGGGGAAAATCATTTTTATCATAACTGTAGAAATACTTCTGGTAATATTGATTTTTGTTCACAAGTGAATTTTGGGGTTGAACATGTTAAAACAGAATTTTTCTCAATTTTAGAGTTTGATGACGCATATACTGATAATTGGTTTAAAATGGCGCATGATTATTATTATACAAATGAAAGTGTCAGTGTATTTTTACCTATTAATATATTATGGACAGAAGACGTTCCCGGACAATATCAATATGCTAACGAAATAGCATGGACAAGTTCTTTTTCTAATGAAATTGGCTTTATAGATTTTGATGCGTTGCAGGTATATCCGTCATTCAATCTGACAGGTGGTATCTTTAATACAGAAGACTTTAAAAAAATTGGTGGTCTTAAACCTTCAATTAAAGTGTCTTTTAACTATGAATTTCTTTTACGATTAACTAAAAAAAGCCTTAAAGTCTATGTTGTGCCAAAAGAAGGATATAGGCATGTTCTTGGCAGAAAAGATAGTCTAACAGACCAATATAATCAAACATTAACTAATGAAGACGTTAAAAAATGGTTTGACTTGGCAAAAATAGAATATGCATTTACTGAAGACAGAAAAGTGTCAATTGATAATATAAAGCAAGAAGAGGTTAAATAGTAATGAGTGACAACACATTAACAAAAAATACAAACATTGAAACGGCAGATAGTAACTCTGCTGTTTCAATTGTTGATAATGTGCCAAAAAAAAGAGGAAGAAAGCCAAATCCAAATAAAAAGGTGTATTTCGGAGAAGAAGAAGAAAAAGCCTTTGTCGAATATGTCAATTGTACTGACCAAACAGTCAGAGATAAATTGTTTGCCCAAAAACTTTATTATCCGTTCACAAAAATGATTGAAAGTATAATCAGACGATATAATCTGTTTACACCTGACGAAGACTTTCAAGAAACTTTTTTTGATACAATGTCATTTTTAATAACAAAAATCAATAACTTTGACACCAGCAAAAATAAAAAAGCCTATTCCTATTGCGGTACAATTTGTAAAAATTATTTAATTCTTAAAAGAACACAATATTCAAAAAAAATCCAAAAGCAAATTTCATACGACCTTCTCTACCCAAATAGCGAAAATGATAACAGAACAAGCATAAATCATGAAAAAAAAGCCATAGAATTTAATACAGAACTAATTAATAATACTATTTCACAGTTACAAGAAATCCTACTACCGGAAAACTGTGTAAAATTAACAGACAACGAAATAAATATCGGTAATGCCCTATTGGAAATGATGCTAAACTGGGAAGAAATATTTAACCACATGGGGAGCGATAAATTTAATAAATCTTGCGTCTTACAATTTATACGTGATTATACAGACTTACCAACAAAAGACATAAGAGAAGGAATGAAAAGATATAAAGATTTGTATGTTTTTACAAAACAAAAGTTAATAAATGAATAATTATGGGTAATAACCCTGTTAAAGTTTTAATTATGGCAAACAAACTTTCTAAACGATATAAACTGAAATTAAATTCAATAGAAAAAATTGAAGAACTGCTTCAAGAATTATATGAAGAAGCAGATAAAAATATTGTGGAGATACAAAATGAAATGAATAAATTGGCTAACTCCGTCTCTCTTAATAATGAAATCGTTGATGCAAAGGCAAAGTATGCAAAGGCAATGAACGATTTCATAACAAATAAGGATAAAGCCATTGGTAGAAAACTTGATATCGCAAAACTTATGTCTGAAATATTAAAATATAACGGCAATGTAAAACTAGCAGTAACAGAAGGTGATATACCTGATTGGCAAGATATAACAAATGCGTTAGTCGACAACACTAATAATGAAACAGAAGAAACTACAGAAAAATATTATTTAAAATAATACAATTAAATGGCTGATTTAAAAACAATACGACAAACGGCAATAGGAAAAATTAATGCCGCAGTTTCAATTTTGGAGAAATTCCCAAAATTGGACAACATTAATGTTGACTTGGTTGATAAATTACCTGCTAAATATAAAAAGTATACTGATTATTTAAATGACCCAATCTCATTTCTTGTTGAACTATTTAAATCAACCGCAGGATATAATACACTGATATCTATCACATCTAAATTCATTTCAACGGCTCTTCCTCTTGTTGAGGCTTCTATAAAAACATTATTAATTGCTAAACTTAAGGACGTTATTGCTTGTTCCGTTAATCCTTTTTTAACAGAAGACATAATTAGAAATGGGGTTGTGTTTAATCTCCATGAAATAGACCTGATTGACATGCTAAAATATTCTCCTTTTGACAATGAAATTGGCAAGTTTTATTACTTTGACATTGAAGAAGCCTTAAAACCAGATGACTTGTTGAAATGTAATGATATGAATGCACTTCTTTGGTATGCAGTAAATAAAGCAAGCCGAAGAATTGTTTGGAAACCCGAAGAATACAGAAAAACGGATGGTGAATTTAGGGATGGTTATCCTCTAATAGGTGCAAGAGACGAAGAAAATAAGTTAATACGCTTAGAAGAAAGAGATGGTATTGTTACACTTGAATTTCGTGAAGGCTCTGGTGCTGTTGATGCTTATGGAGACCCTTATAAATTACAAACGCCATATAACAATGTTTTACATGTCTTTATAGGCGATACAAGAGAATATGATAGTGCGGATGGCGGATATATTAACCAAAGCATGGCAAAGGAAAAAGAATATGCTAAAAACGAACTTAATATTAAGCAACAAGACACACTAATACAAAAACAACAAGCAAAAATTTTAAAATATAATGAACAATTATTGCAAAATCAGCAAAATTTTGAACAAGGAAAAATTGATAAAAAGACTTATGACTCTGTAAAGAAAAGTTTACAAAGAAAAATTAAAAATGTTGTAGCACTAATAGGTACATATCAAAATGCTAAAAACGAACTCATCAAAACAAAACATAAGTTAGAATATCAAATCGGTCAAACTAAAAAGGAAATAGAGTCCAATATAAAACAATATTTACCTCTTTTTGATGCCAATGAACATCGTAACTATTATTATGGAAAAACGTTAATACAATTTAACATCGACTATATTACTTCATTAAAACTTTTTGATGAAAAGACTTTGACTGCAAGATTGTTAGATTGCATTACAGGTATGTTGACTATTGACCTAAAATTGCCATACCACACGCAATTATTGAAATATGAAGTGAATAAATTAGTAGAAAAGGTAGTTGAAAATGACGACTTGGTGGTATCTGATTGTTTCTTTAATTTTACAAATGACGATTATGATACTCTATCAAGAGAAGCCGAATTACGAAAGGCTAATTTATTCACAATAAACGGTGAAGAATTAAGCGCAGTGGAAGTTAATGCTGAGGATATATTAAATAAAATAAATAATATTAATCCAAAAGCGTCTAAGGATGAAGTACAAACAATTATTGAGGGTACATTAACTGAATTAAGTAAAGAACTAAGCGATACTCAATACGAAATTACAGATAGTTGTAAACCGGGTATAGAATTTCAGTTTATTGAAAATATTTTAAAAAACCTTGCATTCGCTATGGCAATGAGTGTTCTTTCCCCAAAAGTTTATTTGATTTTATTAATAAATCTTAAAATTATTGGAAGAGAAACGAATTTTAATCTTACAGAATTTTTAGCACAATATAAACAATTAATTGCTGATATTATACGTTTAATCAGAGACCAAATATTAAAGTTCTTCCAAGATGCACTTATGGATTTATTAAATTCTCTGAAAGAACAACTCGCATCCCTTTTAAATTTAGAACAAGTAAAATATTGGGAAAGATTACTACAGCAACTTATTAACGCATTTAATAAATTTAAACAATTACATGCGGTTATTGACTTCAATACAGATAACGTTGATTATGCTGATATTTTACCAGATAACGAAGAACAGCCAAAAAATGCCGACTGTTAGCATAGCCTTATTATAAATAACAAATTAGATAGACACATGGGACAAACAAATCCGGATGAAAGAATATTTAGATTAGGAAAAGTGGTGTCAGTTGAAGATACACAAGGAAAAATGCGCATTAAAACAAGAATAACGCCTGAAGATAATTATTTGAGCGATAACGAATTACCATATTCTTACCCATTATTACCAAAGCATTTTCACATAGCCCCAAAAGAAGATGAACTTGTGCTTATTATAACTAATAGAATTGGTGAAGTTAAAAGCAAAAGATGGTTTATAGGACCTCTTATATCACAGCAATATTTTTTAAATGAAGAAAATTTTTTATCCGCCTCGGAAGAATATATAGATGCGTTACCAAATCCTGACTTTAATCCTGAAAATGAAGGAACTTTACCGGATAAAGAGGATATTGCAATACAAGGAAGAAATAATGCCGACTTAATTTTTAAAGATAACGAAGTTAGACTGAGATGCGGCTTTAAAAAGAATAGAATTGCGAAACCAGAAGAAAAACTCCTTTTCAATAAGGAAGATTTATCGTACATTCAGATGAAATATAAAAACTTAAGAGACAAAAACGGTGAACAATTTTCTTCTTCAATTAACATTGTTGCTGATAGAATAAATCTTTTAACTCATGACTCGTTAACAAATTTTGAATTAAACGATAGGAAACAGTTAATAACAGATGAAGAACTTATCAAAATTGTAAATAATGCGCATCCTGTCATTTTTGGTGATAGTCTAGTAGATTACTTAAAGCAACTTGCTGAAATTATTAAAACACACACGCATCCGTTCCCAAATAACCCACCTTGCCTTACAACACCACAAAAAGATGTTTTAAACACAGATTTAACTAAAATGCTATCACAAGGAATAAGAGTAAATTAAAAGCAGTCAAAAAAAGACTGCTTTATGCTTTATTATCTGTAACATCGTTGATAATGTCAAATTCTAATACTTTTGGATGATGAATTAATTCCAAATTTTTATGCACTCTTAAATCAAGATAATATCTTGATGGTATTAAATCGTCCGTATTTAACAACAAATAGTTCTCATTATAACCTCGTTCTACTTTCGACCAAGAAATGACATCATATTCCTTTAGCCCTTCCATTATGTAAAGACGATAATCAATTCCTTCAACAGAACGTAACTGATTTGAAGTATATGGTATCCGACAATCTATGTTTATTTTACGAATATCACCCCGTTTAACTTCTTCTCTCTGATTTATACCATATACAGAAGGTACAAACTCTGTCTCTTCTTCCTGTTTTGGCAAACCGAAAGAAAAATATTTGTTTGAAGATTTTGTCACAAACGAAAGTTCTACATCATTAATTGCTTTTCCTTTATATTTAAGGTTACTCCAAATGTCATATAACATGGTATCTTCTTCATATTCACTCGAAGACAAATTAACATCAATATAATATATGCCCTTTGTGGCTTGTTTAACTTCAATCTGAGCGCCTTTTATTGTGCAAGTGGGTAATTCATCCAAATTAACATAATTATTGCCCACAGAGGCATAAAAATACAGTCTATTATCCTTGTCTAAGTAAAAGTTAACTCTGTCATCTTCAATAGTCTCATCATAAGTTGTTTCAACATATGGTTCAAAAAAAGAATTTGTATGCTGTGTGAAAAAACCAACATAATGCGGTATCTTTGTTGATATTTGTTCAAAAGACGGTGAAAACGCAATACCAAGACCATAATTCGGTATCTCACCTGTAATGAATTTGTTGAATATTTCTGTAATGTCAATTTCAATATTTTCATTTCCATAGTCAAAATGCTGCATACCAATGATAATCTTAGATAAATTACCTTTTTTTGACGTGAATTTGTCTACCTCTTTCGATAATGTGTCATTAGTGTAAATACCCGGTTCATCCCATTTGAAATA